TCCAATCCAAGTTGAATGCAACAGAATAGACGAATAGGTTCATACTGCGGGACATTGGAATCTTTGATGGGTTTCTGATTGCTTTTAGAGCTTCTTCCTTACCACCATACGATGCAACAAGTTCATGAGCAATGTTCAAAGCGAAAGCTGAAATTTCATCAGAATTTCCAAGATATTTCTGAGATGCCATGACATCTTCAATCTTTGACGTAAACTTGGTGAACTTCCGCTGCACAACAAAGTCTCGTCCAGAATACTGCTGGGCATGGAGCAATTCGTGCTGAATAGTATGAGCAATACCATTCTTCAGTCTGTATAGACCTTCCTTGCCCATAGTCAACTCAGTGTCTTTGTCTGAGAACACTAGAGTAATAGTAATATACTTCTTCTTACCTTCGTCATGGGCTTCATCGTCGTATTCACCAGAGACTGTCATGTCTCCTGAATCCAAATGAGATGAAGTCTGATACACGACCTTGACTTCTGGAAACTTGACTCTTCTGTTAATACCATCAGCCCATGCAGCAAGATTCAGAGTCTTATTGATCAATGTATCAAGATTGATCTTGTTGAGAATGTCTTGCAAAGGTACGAAAGGGATAACACCTTCGTTCAAGCATTCAGTTAGCGTCTTCATATCGGTGTGCCCTTTCTACCATCTCTTGGCCAAATCCCAATTCTTGTCTTATTCACACCGCCATCATTTCTATCTGAACGATACATTGCCATCAATGTGGGCATATATCGTTCGTCAGGTAAAGTATCATTCAAAAGTATATGACCACCAGGTTCTGTTGTCAATGCATAAGATTGCTCATGCATCACAATCTTAGGAGTCCCCTGAATAACCGCCGTCACATTATTGATACCGCAGTTCCCGGGATAATCCTTACCGTAGATCGATTGCTTCATCAGCTTTTTGTCGGTGATATACCGATAACATGCTGATCCTCTAGGCAACCCATCTGAATATGTCACTTTCAGAGTGGAGATGAAAGACTCAATCTCTGCTGATCGTTCTGAATACTCTTTGGTCGAGATACCACCCCATTGTTGATAGTTCGATGGTTTGGTACCTTTCTTATGAGATATCCAACAGACTTGATCACCCTTGTCATCAACACCATGAAAATCCGATTTAGGAGTACCAGGCGTATTGACAAACTCTGAAATTCGGTAACTAACGCTACCTATGTACACATTGAGATATGGATCAGACCCCTTGAATTCATACACTTCGGTATTTAGTTTGTCAAGTGCTGCGGATTGATCTCTCGTTGAAAATCCACCTTGTCTCTTCAGAGGTGCAGCACCGATCTTGACATTTCCAACAAGCACACATCCGACAGAAGACGCACCAAAATTTGGGTCGTAGACACCATCGATGATCGTCGCGACTTTCTTAAGCAATGGTACTCTTGGTTCATCAGTCAAAATCTGAATATGTCGCCCAGACTTTTTCTTATAGCTGAAATCACCAAGCCGAGATAGTTCGATTTTGATCTGGTCTAGATTCATCTCCAACCCTTGATGATCGCATCAGAGAAGTTGTGCCTGCTGAATTCGCTTCGATTCACCAGCTTAACATGAAGATCACCTAGAATCAATACATAACCTTCATGATTGGTCTCTTGGTAACCTTTATGAGTCTTGACATATGTCTCAATGTTCTGATTTCGGTTGAGATATACCACAATCAAGTCCTTGGCATTCTCTACCATGACATAGATATTGAAGATAAGTTCCATGTCTCTATTGATGCTTTCGAGAGCTAGAGCTTTCTTGGTCTTCCATTCAGACCTAGCTTTCTCTGTCTTCAGAGAATCAATCTTTTTATCGAATCGATCGGATGTCCAGTCGTGATAGTCTGAGACATTAATGCTGTTTACACTCTCTCCATTCCGAATCTTGGAGTTGATGTATGTGCGCGTCTCTACTGGATCAATCAGAGGTTTCCAGTTTTCCGAAACCCTCTTAGAGAACACTGCAATCCGATTAGAAAGAGAAATCAGACCTTCGACTTCGCGAGGAGTCATCTTTGGGTATGGGCATGTCGCATTGATCATCCACACCTCTGGTGATGGAATAAGATCGGACACGATATCCATACCATACTGAGCTTGCATAGTCTCAAAGCTATCACCAACATACTTGGTGTGCCATACTACACCAATCTCAGCGTCAACAAACTCTTCGAACTTTTCTGTTGCATAGACAATGGTGTTGAGATGAAACGCCAGCTTTTCTCTATCAAGAATCTTGACAAAGCGAAAGTCTTCAAAGGTATACATGATGTCACCTTGAATGACACCTTTGATTCCAAGCTTGGAGAATTCTCTCAATGCAGTTCTGAGCTTTAGAGCTAGATCACCTTTGAAGTCTGCATCAATCTCTTGTCTCGTCTTGTAGACTCTAGGGGACTTACAGAAAACACCCTTCGTCGCAACAAAGAATTGCCCATCTCTAGGATCTTCTCCACAGATGATGCTAGGACTTCCATCCCACTTGACTGAGAATTGACATTGAACATTGAGAATGCTTCTCAAAATCCTGTTTACATCTCTAATACCAGAAGCACCTGTCAAAATCAAATCGGACAGGTGCGTCATATGATCGTTCACTGTATTCATAGCTTCATACCGTAAATGTGACTTCTTTGATCCCAGCTTCTTTGATTGCCAACTGACAAACTGGGCACGGACAAGCGTTCGCGGGATTCCCATCTTTCGTATATCGCTCAATACGAATCGAATATGGAATTCCCTTCTTCTGTGCTTTGATGATAGCTGCAACTTCGGCATGAAGAAACTGCTTAAACGGTCGACCGACGGCATCAGCAAATTTCTTCATGTCAGGATGTGTCTTGGTATAGGAGTTGACCGCTTTAGCCAACTCCCTACCGCGTTTATCATAGATCGTAGCTGTTACAACATGTCTGCTTTTCATGATGACAAATCATATCATCAAGTCAGACCTTTGTCAAGCATCCTGATAGAAAACTTTCCCACTCATGCTTGCGATTGTGCCACGAATATTCCATATTGAACAAGCTGCGCATGATGGTATCTGGACGATTCTGATACTCGCTGTTCTTCATCACACATTCGATTGTATTACACATCTGGTGATAGAATCTCTCGGCAAGAAGATCATACTTTTCGGTGTAGTGAACCATATGTGCAAATCCCTTTGTCGTTTCGGGAAGCGCACCATAGTTCGGACAAACGACCGCATTTCCCGCGCATAGAGCTTCGATTGCTGCAATGCAAGAAGTCTCCATCCAGATAGACGGGTATGCAAAGATGTGAGACTTCAACAGAGCTTCGCGGATCGTGTCATTGTCAACTGTCCCATGATAGTTGACCCCATTCATGGTCTTCAGCTTCTCAAAGACTTCTTGGTATTGCTCGTCCCTCTGTTCCCACCCATAAATCTTGAATGAAGAATATACGTCAAGAGTGACTTGAGGGTACTTCTCTTTCAGATATGGGAAGACATGAGCAAGCAACTCGATTCCGCGGTGGGGCGTAGTATGGTAGATCAAACGAATCTCTTCATTTGGATCAGGTCGTTGTCCAACTCCAATGATAGGTTCGATAGCGTTTGGAATGACTACCATGTCATCATATGGAATCCCTAGACAGTAGTGATACTGATCTTTCTGGAAGTTTGATACCATGACGATCTTAGCGAACTTTGATCGGAACTCTGGATTCGCCAGTTCTGCAACTTCAGGATCAGTTGCAAGATCATGACAGACAAAGACCGGAATCTTGTCGTCTGCAAACCCACGAAACCGAGAATGAATGATCTGGAATGGCTCCAGATGCTTCTTGTCGATATGCTTCACCATCATGTCTGCCATCAACTCGGTACCACCTTTAGCACCAGCAGTCAATGAACAGGTTAGAATTTCACCGTTTACTATTTCGACCATCTTCACCTTCTTGCATAACACCGACAACAGCCCAGTTCCCGTCAATTCGACAGGCAGTCCCATACTGGACTCGGAGATTGTAGTAATATCTTATCGTCTCTCTGTAGTCTCGACAATAGATCCCATCAGGTCTTTGGAATGTTCTGATCGGAGTGATATTTCCGACCTTGTTTCCACCAGACCCTGTATATGTCACGGTCTCGTCTCTCGCTGCGGTCTCCATCATAATCTGCAATACTGCTAGA